TCTTTACTGCTTGTAAGTTGGTGAAGGGGTTCATACCTCTACGAGCTTATTCTCAATCAAGTAGGCGAGCATAAGGCCACGGGCTTGGGCTTCGCTTTTTGCTTCTGCTTTTTCATTTTGGTATATAGGAAACAGTGATGGTGATTTCTTGTGTTGCTTGGTTGAGGACGTATCCCTCTATCATAGAGCGTTCACCCATTGAGTTGAGCCATGGGTCTATCTGGCGACGTTCGTGTACCGCGAACGTCTTTGTTTGGTAGAGGATTTTTGTCATAGCAGTGCAGCGATAAACTCTATTGTCCCTTCTGACTGGTCTTCGAGGGAGACTCGGAGGTTCCAGTGAGCTGTTCGAATAAACTGATTATCGGTATTATCCATCGCCTCAAACCACCCACTACTGTCTACGCGAAGCCGCCCCTGTCGGTCTCCTATCGGCAAAAGCACGTCGGCTAGGGTGATGGGACGGCCTATAATCTCAAAACCAAACTTCTCACGAGTCGAGGTACGCGTGTCTTCAAATCTTGTCACCTCTTCCCCATCGGGATGAGCCAGTAATACACCAATTTGTGCAGCGCCTGTGAGCCTTGCGACATTCCAGTTTTCTCCTTGATATCTCACTCGGCATCCAAACTTCAACTGCACTATCTCCGGATTCGCGGCTATGCAGGCTGCACGGATTTTTGCGAGAGGTTTCATAGCTCAGTTTCGGATGTAATACGACTTGAGGCGTGCAAGAGCGTCGATAACAAGTAGCACCTCTTGCTTCGACACTTTGCTCATGCCTTTCATGTTGCAAACGAGTGCTGCGATACCGTCCTCATCGAGACCATTCTTTGTTTGAGTCAGCCTCTCCATTGCATCCCCTATCTTCACTAGAGATGCTGCCAGTACCTCAGGAGTCTCTGGGGTCTCTTCGTTCTTAACGACCTTTACGTTATTTGTGCGTGGGGTATTCATGGTGTCTTTGAATTAAGCAGCTCGGGATTCTCATAGATGTTGAGCTTCATCCATTTTCGACTATTGCAATTCCTGCACAATGGTTGAATATTCTCAATATCGTGAGAGCCACCGAGGGCAAGCGGAATAATATGGTCGCGAGTAAGTGGTTTGTTCTCTCCGCATCCAATGCACCTTTGTCCGTGTTTGGCCTTTAGAGCCTCCCATTCTTCAAGGCTGTGGAAACCGCTAGCCCCACGTTCACGGGCGTAACGGGCAGCCTTTAAGTGGGCCATACGTCGAGGATTCTTTGCTTTCCAACGACGATGGGCTTCTGTCGCTGATACACCTCCTCGCCAACGCGGATGCAGCTCTGGCGGGATAGTCCGTTTGTATTCTGTGTAGCAGTCTTGAGAGCAAAAGTGTCTTGTCTTTCTCGCATAGTGCGATGGCTTGGTTCTATTCTCCTTTCCGCATGTGTCGCAGATGAATGGCATACATCATTTCAATAACTCCCCATGCTCGTAGATGTTGCCGATGACTTCGCCGCTATTGAACCATACTCGCACTGAGCCTGCCCAAATTCGCACCCCGAATTTCGGTGCGTCATAGTCAACAACACCAGTAATTTTTTCACCGTAGTCGCTATCTATCGGCTCACCTTTCCACACATCCCCCTCAAATATCTCCTTCCCGTTCTTATCGAGGAGGCCGGTGAATTGGGACCAGTGTTTTAGACTAAATTGTTCTCTCAATGCGGGTGCCATCATCTCATACGCTTCACCCTGTATTAATTGATGAAGTGTATAATATACCCATCGACTGCCATCCCACGCACGAAACTTAATTGGTCTGCTCATATCAGTTTTTTATTTTAGTAAGTGCTCTATTCTCCTCCTAATAACTGGTAAAGATTTTTAACCTGTCGGTCCGTCATTTCTTCTATAGAAAGGTCAGACCAATCGCGGTCAAGCGGATATTTCCCTTTAATAAACTCAATCTGTTGTTCTCGGGTTTTCATAGGTTAATAGTATTAGTATTTATTCTTTATCTGGCAGTGTTGCATAATGTTTCAATAGCTTCTTCGATTGAAGGCTTAACTGTTTTTCATATTCTCCAATCACTGTCTCATCCCACACAATAGGTACAAAAGAAAACCTCTTTTTGTTCTCTGGCTTTATAGCGATTAGACTTCTTTCTCTAATGGAGTTATGAATAAGTTTATTACTTTTGCTTATAAAGGCACAGCCGGATGGGATGCCCTCTATTTCTATAGAAGAATAGCCATTACATAGTAGATGTAAGGCTTGCTCTGTAATTCTCATATAAATCGAGGATAGAGTCTACCCGTCCAGCTAGAATCACCACAGCGAGTACAGCGAACTAATGAGCTACACCATTCCTTCTTCTCAATGTGTCCGATGTAAGAACATCCGGCCTTGCACTTAAGATTAGGACAGTGGGTGCTGATTAATGGCAGACCAGTATCCTCATCAAAGTAGCCAGTCTTATGTTCTTCTTTTTGACTGCCACAGTATCTACAATAGGTCTTTTGCATAACCATCAAGTTAGTTTGTTAAGGGTTCTTAGTCTCTACAGTGATAATCGTGTCGTTTTTCCTCCCCCCGTGAGGGACTAAAAGTATCCTTTGCATCTCTAATCCTCGGGACATACCCCCTCCCATAGACGTCCACCCAAAGCAGATGAGCTTTCCATTCGGTTTAAGTATCCGCACACATTCGTCTAACGTCTCACTCCAAAAAGTAGTGCGCCCATTCCATTTCAAACCCCATTCTTTTAACTCTGCTGACTCGTAACACTCTTTGACTTGTCTTGGAGAATACGGCGGGTCGTAGAGCACTCCGTCGAAATGATTGTCTGGTTGTGATTTAAGAAACTCAAGAGCGGGTAAGTGATGCGTAGTAGGCATCGAAGGTCGTATATCATTTGTCACCTGTGCTGGACTATTCTCGCCTGCAAAGGGGTCACACCACAGACCTGCAATGGTATCGACCTCCTTGGCGAGAAGCTCACGGATAGGCTTTATAGTGAACGTCCACCTGCTTGGCATTGCCCATGTACGTTCTATCTTCATACCCTTTTTACTTTAATGTCGCCGCAGTGTTCGCATTTGAGGACGATTTCGTAGCGCTTTGGGTATTTGTCACTCCCTTCATCAAAAACACTTACAATCTCTCGTTCAATCCACTTATGCCGACAGATACCTAGGAGGGAGAGGAGATTCATATGAGACTGATTCCCATTAGCAGCACGCCAAGTATAATTAACCCTAACGTAAGACCAAATACTTTGTATCCTTCTCCATACATATCCACTGCAATCCAAGATAACCCACATAGCACACCTTCTAAGATTAGGATTAATCCTGTCACTTCTAATGAGTTGAGCATTTTAAAGGAGATTAGTCATAATAACTCATTCCAATAAGACAAAGGGCACATACAAAAGATAAGCCGCATCCGACTGCTGCACATGCACTACTGTCACTAAAGTGAGTCCAAATACCTATCGTGAAGTACGCTACTGACATCCCGAGAAAGAAGAATCCAAAGTTTTTCATATTTATTTCTTATATATTGTATGCACATACTGTACAACCACAGAAATATAATCTATAAAAAAGATATATATTCCTATTGAGGCCGCTGTTAGAAGTAAAAAACCCCATATTAGCAGACTTAAAGATAAAACCACTATAATTAGTCCAATTATTAGATGAATACCGATGTCTATAATGAGCATATCGTATTATTTTTTTACAATCTCTACATCCCCCTTACACCAATAATTGTGTATCTTGATTTCGCTTTTTGACGTGTCATAAACCTTAGGAATACAATCGCAATCTTTCATGGTTTATTTTCTATCTAGCCTATCGAAATAGGCTATCGCTATTTTTAATAAGTCGTTTGCCTCGTGTACCAATGGCTCCATCTGAGTATCTATGCGCTTTAGACGCAGGTATATATCGGTCGGCGTCAGACTGCCATGCGAGAGGCGGTCAATACGCTGGTCACGCTGTACCGGATTCAACTCCGCATATCTCTCGTAGTACTCTGCAGGAATCATATCTATACAGTAGTATACTTTGTATACCTGTACAGAGCTAGGGTGTGGATAAGTCTATTTATGCCCAGTGATAGTATCTGTATATGGCTCAACTAGTTGAAGATAGAGGACTCGTACACACCAGTGCTCTCTTTGAAAACTATAAGCCTACCTTGTCCTCTACACGCCGAAAGAACACCAGCGAACGTGCTGAGCTCGTACGATACTTCTTTGACCATGCGGCTAAAGAATGGACGATGCCTTCTGTCCTGACACCTAGGCGTATTGCCCTAAAGCTGTCTCATCTAAGTATGTTCGACTTGTATGCGTTTAAGAAGATACTCGAAGACAAGGAGAAGGCCGGATATCCGTGGTCTCGTGCGTTCTGGGGTATGCTGAAAATAAAATAGTCGTACATTGTTGGGGCTCTATCTTCGGATAAGCCAATGGGGGCATCTGCCATATTCGTAGATATACGGCCGTTACCAAATAACGAAAACTGGCCCCCAACAGCGTATGGACACTGAAAGCGAACAATTTAAAGAGAATCTAAAGTATATAAAGCCTTGGCGGTGGAGTGAGAACGTGCCAGAGGGTATACCGTATTGGATGTACTAGAAACACTAAACCCCCTTGACCAGGGGGTCTTGTGTTAATCGTCCGACTTGCCGACATCTACTATTATAACTATATACGTAGTTATTGCAATAGGGTTATCCACAGTTGCTTATTTTATACGACTGGTTATCATCAACTCATACAACATACAATTTGAGTGACGAAATACTATGAGAGTCGTGCTGACATAAACAATACCGAAACGAGCTGTAGGGCGCACCTCGATAAACTGCGTCCCAATAACCCAAAGCGTGTATGGGGTGCTAATGCGAAAGCACGGAAAACAAGTTGCCAACTCTTGCCGTGCCCTATGATTAGAGTCTCATACACAAAAGTGCTCGTATTGTTCAATACTCTAGCCCTTCTGGTATAACAATTCTCTGAACCATCACCCGTATCTGGGTAGGTCTTAGGGAAAAGTTGGGCTATGGAAGAACATTTTTGTACAAGGAGCGTCTCAATATAAATATGCCCATCGTTATAAGGACAATGCCTATATCTACGAATAGTATGTACGCACATGTCGGTCGCAATCGCTTTCTTACTCAGAAGGCAAAGGAGAACAAGGAGGCTATCTCGTGGGAGGTGCGAAGTCAGTATAGAGACAAACCCATAGATGGGTCTGTAGGGCTCAGAATTGCCCTCTATTGGCCGACAGCTAGGAATCACGATATAGACAACAACAAGGCTCTTATAGATTCTTGCACGGGCATACTCTGGTATGATGATGGACAGATTACTGACCTGCACTTAACTAAGGCAATCGACCGTGATAATCCTAGAGTAGAGATGTGGATAACTAGCCTTGCAATTATATAGTATAGTGAATGTATTAATAGCAAAACCAAAACAATCGGATGCAAATAACTAAGCGAGAGTTAGAACCAATCTTTTTGGCAGTAAAGGGGACAGAGGGTGTTTTAAGTCTTAAGGATGCTCGTGTACGTGACTCATTTATGAAGCCACTTACCGAGGCCCTTATGAGCTTTGAGAAAGAGAGAAATGCAGTATACGACCAGTTCTGTATAAAGACGGAGGATGGACAGCCAGACTTATCTGATGGCTCATATCATTTCGATAAAGGCGAGATTGAAAAGGTAAACGAGGAGCTTAAGACTCTCATTGCTGAGCCAGTAGAGCTAACGCCGCCAGCAGGTCTTAAGGAGATTCTTGAAAGGAGCGAGTACAAGCCGCGTGTGGGAGAGGTTGAGATTATCGACAGCTTCATTAACGCCTTATAATATGAACCAAAACACTACTTCGGGTGTATATCTAGGCTCTGTGAATGATACTGGTCTCGCGTCTAAATCTACATTGGCAGAACGAAACATTAAGTTTGATGAGTTACCTGATAAAGAGAAGATTGAACGATTGAAGCTTCAGATTATTGAGTTGAGCAAAACAATTGACCGGCTGAGTCAGATAGATAAAAAAGTTTATGATTTGTACCAACATACCCATGGTATTGACGGTGCAGCAGTATTGCCAGCGGGAATGGTCTCTTACTCTAGTCTTAGTAGCTTTAGCCCTATAAGACTTACTTGGATTAACTAAACAGTATGGATATTACTTACTCTCTCAGAGAGATGGACAAGGAGGAAGGCGCTAAGCTGACAGCAGAACTTCAGGCAGTGCTTGCTAAGTATGACGCTGAGATGGGTGTCTCATCGAATATTGAGCTACTAAAACGTGTCGCTACACCCACAAACACCACAGAAGAGCCTATAGTCTCGCCTCTACAACAAGATGACCTCGGAAACGATAACACCAGCGGAAGCCAAACATCCGACTCCACGCCAGCGTAAGGCAGCGAAGGCGGTGGCCGATAACTTGGCATCTGACAAACCAGACACTATGAAGAGTGTGTTGGCAAGCGTTGGATATGGAAAAATAGTGCAAGACCCTAAGAGAATCATCGAATCTGTAGGGTTTAAGAAGGCACTGCGAGAGATGGGCCTTACCGAAGAGCTAATCACGATGTCGCTTGTAGACGACATTAAGGCCAAACCAGAACGTCGCGTGCAAGAGATTAAGCTTGGCGCAGAGATTCTTGGGATGGTAAAGCGTGAGGACGAGCCAGTTAAAGCTACCACTAGTAACACGTACAACTTCTTGTTTAGCTCAGAGACACGCGAACGAGTGCAGCAGCTAGACGCAGAGATTAAAGCAAACTTAATTAAGCAGCATGTTCAACCGAATAAAGAATCTGATACGCCTGAGTGAGCTTAAGCCTGTTGTCCTTGAAGGTGAGGTTGTTGGTCTTGAGCAAGATAAGGGACTGCTCGGTGATGGCAATGCTGAGTTCTTAGGCGAAGGCAGCTCTGATGAGTTTAAGGCTCAAGAGGAAGCTGATAAAGGCTTTGTAGGACGCATCTTCGGATTAGACAAATGAAAGACTACTCACCTCGTCCACTCATAGAAGAGCACTATCACATTCAAGAGCTCATTGACGCACAAGAGAAACGCGCTGGAGACCGTCAATATCACAAAGATAAAGAAAAGGAGCGAGCTGAACGTGATGAGATAATCGCAGAAGCAAAGCCTAAGGATGTGCAGCCTTTCTGGTGCAACGTGTGCAAGGAAGAGTTTGTAGCTGAGAGTATTAAAGAGATAGAGACAGATTGGTCTAACAGCAATCAACGCATCGCGTTCTATAGGACAAAGTGTTTCAAAGGACATTGGTGTATGAGACTTATAACCGACAGGCACAAGGACGCGTACTGGTTCAGGTCAACACGGGTAGCTCAGGATAGAGGCAAGCATTACGCAGACACAGTTCAGCCTTACGAGACGGGATTTAACTTGCTTTATGGTAAGCCAAAATAATAATGAAAATAAACTCACAGTACATAGTCGTCACTAAACAAGAGGAGCCTCCAAAGGAGGGCTACCAAACAGTCGCAATCCAAGACAGCTTCGTGTACAAAGGCATCGTAAAGCTTTTACCAGAAGCCCCTCAATACGTAGACAATCACCAGCTTGCTGTGGGTGATACCGTTATGTTCGCGAAGTATAGCCCTGATACACACGAGATGGATTTAGAGAACGATAAGGTGAAGTTTGTCAAGACTAGCGATGTGCTGGCCGTTATATAGCATGGATGCAGTCATTGACGAAAAGGAAGCAGCCGAATGGTCAAAGCGTTCAGAGCATGAGCCTATAGAAGTAGAGGGCATAAAGTCAGGGTTTGCTTTCTTCGAGGACATAAGTGAGTACAAGAATGTGAACGGGGGTAGAACTGGCAGGTATGTGTCGCTAACCCCAGGCTATACATGGCGTCAGCAGGGATGCATGGCTTACTGGCATGTAAGCGACGAGACTACTGATGAGCAAGCACGCATTAATTTATCAAGATTATGGAATGAAAACATAGCACGTCGAGACCGAAAAGATTATGAAAAACACTAGAGCATATGTCGCAGAAGTGGCAAACAGTGAGTGCTTGCTGCCAGTACAGATAGACGGCATCCCCGACGGGTTTGTCTTCTTGCGAGAGGGCATAACGATTGGCGGTGTTACTAGCGATGAGCACTACGTCATCTTCATCCCCAATTCAGAAGGGACTAGAGTAGAAGCAAATGCCAATACTAAGGCTGATGATTTATTAAACCTTTACGATAAAGCAAGATGATTAAGGAGATTAAAAAGGGACACGAAGCGAGACTAAAGATTAAAGAAGGCGTCGATAAGGCTTGTGACGCAGTCCGTCCGACACTCGGGCCTATTGGTATGACTGCGCTTATTGAGTTCGCAGGCTTAGACCCTGTTGAGTGTGATGACGGTGTGACGATACTTAAAAACCTAGAGTTCAAAGACCACTATGAAAACATGGGTCTCCAGATGCTACGAAAAGCTGCTCTTAGAACATCTACGGAGGGAGGCGATGGGACTGCGACCACTACCGTACTTACTCAAGCTCTTGTTGCCGAAGCGTTTAAGGAGATTTCTGACGACTCATCGAAGATTAGAGAAGTTAGAGAGCGACTTGCTAATGGTCTATCTGAAGCTCTTAGTAAGCTCACGGCGCTCAAGCGAGAAGTCACAGAAGATGACATCGAGCGCATCGCCACAATCAGTAGTCTCGACGCAGACGTTGCAAAGCTCATCTCCGAAGTCATCAAAGAAGTGGGCGTCAACGGCGTCGTCACAGTAGAGAAAGGACATAAAATTGGATACTCAAAGGAGGTAGTAAAGGGCGCACGCTTTGACCGAGGTCTTATCTCACCGTTCTTCATAAATGACCGAGAGCACGGACAGACTGTTCTTGAAAACCCGTATATCGTGCTGGCAGACCGCAAGATAAGCACCAATGAGCAGATACTCAGCTTGCTCAACAGTATTGGGACTGGCAAGCACATTCTCTTTATAGCGGACGATGTCGATTCTGTTGCTCTCGCTACTCTTGCACAGAACGCGCTTGGAGGTATTGCCAACATAGCGTGTGTGCGTAATCCGTATAGCGCCTCTCGTGCAAGCGACTTCCTCTTCGATATAGCAGCTCTCACAGGGGCGACCGTCATCAGTGAGCAGCGCGGTATGCGACTTGACACGTCGACTGTAGAGCTGTGTGGTCGTGCTGAAAAGGTTGTGATTACGAAGAACAGCACGACGATTATCGGTGGCAGCCCCACCACGCTACTCAATGAGCGTATTCAAGAGATACAAGGTCTTATCGAGGCCACTACGAGCGAGTATGAGCGTGCCATGCTTGAAGACCGTCTGGCTGCTCTTACAGGCGGCATAGGTGTCATCCGTGTAGGCGCATATACCGATACCGAGTTTAATGCCAAGAAGTATAAGTTTGAGAACGCTATAAACGCTACTCAGGCAGCTCTTCAAGAAGGCGTCTTGCCTGGCGGTGGAACAGCACTATATAGCATCATAGAGCCAATAAAAGAGCCTATATTCAAGAATGCGTTACGGGCACCATTGGTTCAGATGATTAAGAATGCAGGCATCCATGAGAATACAGCCTTGGCTACGTTAGACATAAATCCGCCTTCTCTATACATTGATAGAGCCCAAATCAAAGTGTCTGGTATGAACTTTGTTACTAAAGGATATGTGCCGGATATGGTAGACGCAGGCATTATCGACCCGTTCAAGGTGACACGTCTTGCTCTTGAGAGTGCTACAGCGATTGCCTCATCATTAGTAGGCATTGAGACTGTAATTGCGGTGGTCGAAGAGCCTAAAACTAATGAGTAATTCTTCAAAAGATAAAAATATTGCATTAAAGGTATTAGATTATCAGTTCTATACTCTTGCACAAGAAAAGAAGGGGAAATACTGGTGGTATATAAGATACGTATTACTGTCATCACAAATGTTGTGTGTACAATATCAACGTAATATCTCTAGAAGTAATAGAACACTAAAACTCATACGGTTATGGGACGAGCGACAAATGTTCAAGATGTTCATAAAAGACTATCATCTAGATTATCTGCGACCACAAAGCGCTTGGTGATGAATAGTATTCTCTTAGAAAATGTCGACTGATAAACAATACCTATCAATCCTCCATTGGCTCACTACAGAAGGGATTGTAAGCGAGAAAGGAGAGCCGTTCGACTTCTACGACCGTCCCTTTCTCATTGACATCCTTACAGACTTCACGCCAAATCTAGTCGTTACTGCTTGTGCTCAGGTGGGCAAGTCCATCTCGTTCTTTCTGAAGATTCTGTTTGCTGTTAAGTACTATCGCTTCAATGTGATATACACTATGCCGAGTGATGACGACGTGAAAGAGTCAGTGGCGTCTAAGGTCAATAAGCTCATCCAGGCAAATCATCAAGCGTTCAGAGGAATGGACAGCGACAGCATCGAACGTAAAGAGATAAACAGTCGCTTTGTCTTCTTCAAGGGCACCGTCTCTAAGACAGCGCCTATCTCAACGTCAGCAGACCTGCTCGTGCATGACGAGGTATCACGCTCAGACCAAGGAGCGATAGAAACGTATAAGTCGCGTATTAAGGCGAGCCAGTTCAAGGGACGATGGCTCTTTAGTAACCCTGGTAGCGAGCGCGACGAGCTAGACCTAGCTTGGCTAAAGAGCGACCAGAAAGAATGGGTAATAACGTGTCCGCACTGCAAGGATGAGCACTACTTGATATGGCCTGAGAGTATAGACCTAGAACGTAAAATATACGTCTGTAGAGCCTGTAAAGAGCCTATAGACGACGATGTGAGACGACAAGGTAAATGGGTGCCACAAGTACGAGGCAACACAGTGTCGGGTTATCACATCAGTCACTTGATGTGTCCATTCATCTCTGTCCAAGAGATTATTGACGATAGTCAAGGCGACCCAGCCTACTTCAATAACTTTGTCCTCGGCAGAGCATATAGTCCTGGCGACTTGAGCGTATCTAAGACCACTATTCTAGACCTCTGGACACCAAAGAATCTAACTACGGGGCATGTATTTCTAGGAGTAGACGTAGGTAACATAAAGCACTACGTCATACGCAGCGAGAAGGGATTATTGGCCTGTGGACGCTTTAGTGCGTGGAGTGAGCTAGACACTCTGATAGCCTTCTGGAAGCCCGTAGCAGGCGTTATAGACGCAATGCCGGACAATACAGCAGCAAAGCACTTCGTAGACACGTATCCCTTTATGCGTATGTCTTTCTTTCAGGAGAACAACAATAATCCTCAGGTCATCGTATGGTGGGGCGAAGGAGATAGAAAGGGCATCGTATACAGCCATCGTGACCGTATCCTCGACCAGTTCTTAACAGCTATGATAGAGGCCAAATGGCTTATTGGGATGGCGACAGATGCGATGTTTCAGCTTTATATTAAGCACTACGAGACGCTCAGGCGCGCAAAGGTCGTCAATAACAAGGGCATAGAGCGCTACGTGTGGGAAAGCACGACAGGTGAAGACCACTTTGTCTTTGCCGACTTGTACTCGTATCTCGCAATGCTAGGAGAAGGAGCCGGTGTCTTCTATGGTGAGGTAACGGCCGCTGATAAGCCGAGCGTACTAGGAGCAGACAACGTGTATGATGTAAGTAAAGCCTTTGCTGAAAACAACTATGGAGAACAGAATTGAAGTAGCAGTATATATGCCAGACGCTCAGGCAAAACAGTTTATATTGTTTCAACAGCACTATGAGCCATTTCTAGTTATGGTAGATAATGGCGTGTTTGCTATCCGTAATGGTAGTGCCACGCTTAACTTCGATAGTCAAGGCGTCTTGCAAGCTATACAGCGTAATGACTATCTCTACTCTAGGCGCCATAAGCAGCCATAGTTATCCACACCCCTATACTTGCAACTATGTAGCTAGTATAGTAGTACTTAAGAGTAAGTGCGATATATCTAAAATAGCCTAAACCGGAACAAACGGCAGGCGTACCCCAAAAGGGTGCGTCTGCTTTTACTTTATAAATGCGGTACGACATAAAAAGCTTCGCAGATGGGGATAAGGCTCGCTTGGTCGAGTCTCGTTGGGCATCCTCTGAAACACTCTGGGATACCGTTAAAAAAACCTATGAGCAGAATACTGCCATCTATGAGAATCGCTCTGCGTGGCTTGCTTTCATTCCTGAGCGTCGAAGAAAGTATCGGGTGCAGGCAAACAGAATCTTCGTCAATATGGAGGCCGTTATCAATAGTCTCATCGCTAATCCTCCTGGCATCACTCTTCTGCCTTCCAGAGCTGGTGATATAGCTCAAGACTTCGCTCGCAAGGTCGAGAACTATATGCGTAAGAAGTTTGTAGACCTCGATGTCAAAGAGACAATGCGTATGGGGCTGCGTAATCTCTACTTTGCCCGTTTGATAGTCATAAAGCCCTTCTGGAATCCAGAGATAAACGACTTCGACTTCAGGGCTATAGACCCACGTACTGTGCGTTTTGGTAAGTATGCCCGCAAGGAGCAGGATAGTGAGTTTGCTATTGAAGAAATATCGGACAATCTATGTGCAGTCATAGAGCGTTTCCCTGCTAAAAAGCAAGAACTGATGCAAAAATATGGCTTAAATAATGATGTTGAGCTGTATATCAAAAACCCAGACGTTAAGTATAAAGAGGCTTGGATACAAGACTACTGTATCTTCAAGCTCGACAATATTATCCTCGATACTATCAAAAACCCATACTGGGACTGGGAAGGCATACTTATAACCGACCAAGAAGAGCAACAGCTTAATGGCGACGGTACTCCTGAGAATCAAGGTCTACAAGGTCAACAACGCCGTGACTTACTCCAACAGATAAAGCTTGCTCAAGATACGCGTGTGCAGGAGCAGGTACCACAGGCTACAGACCAAGCAGATGCAGAGGGCGCAACCCCAGACCAACAAGTCGCTCCCCAGACGCAGTACAAACAGTTTTTCTTTAACTACTTCGAGAATCCGCGCAAGCCATACATATACAACACCATTTTCAACAACGAGAACACCCCTATCGGCCGCACCGATATGATTACGCTCTCTTCTGAGCTTCAGCGCAGTATTGACAAGCGCAAGATGGATATTGATGAGAACTGTGAGCTTGCCAATGGTGTGCTCAAGGTAGACGCCTCAGTGATGGGCAAATCAGACGCTCAGCGTATCCGTTTTGAGACCAAGGGCATCATATGGGGTAAAGGTGTCAAAGATGGTGTTACACGGGAAACAGGGCAAGCCCTCCCACAGATGGTATTCGACGATATGCTTGACTCTCGCTCTGAGATAGACAACATCATGGCTGCTTCTTCTGCATTTCGTGGCGAGCGCGAAGGCCAAGAGACTAAGGCTGGGCGCTTGGCCCTCGTACAGCAGTCGTACCTTCGCCTTAATGAGCTTGTACAGGTAGTGGATAGCGTATACACAGACGTGTTTAGCTGGGGATTCCAGCTTATGAAGATTCGATACACTGAGTATCACGAAGCACAAATTGACAATGATGGTTCTCGTGAGGTGATTGAGCTTATACAGGACGACTTTGAAGCTGGGTCAGAAATAAAGGTCATCTCTGGCAAGACACTTCCTGTGGATGATGAGTTTAAGTTTGACCAAGCCCAGAATGACTTTGAAAAGGGTGCGTTGGGCCTCACAGACTACCTCGAAATAGCACACTATGATGATTCAAAAGAGGTGGCTAAACGTGCCGTCGAATACAAGATTAACCCTGTCGTTGCAGTTGGCATCTCTCCAGAGGATATGCAAAAGCTACAGCCTCAACAAACGGAGGATAAGCCACCAAGTATAACCATTAATTACGCTGACCTAACACCCGATGCTCAAGTACAGCTCTTGGCTAAGGTAGGGATACAGGCAAACCCTGAGATTGTGACTGCTGAGAAGGCGGCACAAGCGCATCAGGCAAGCACAGAGCTTGCTCTCAAGAAACAAGCTCAAGACCATAGTCAAAAGATGGCGGTCGAGGGCAACACCCTCGCTAAAGGCGACCAGATTATCAAGGCACGCGTAGCTGCGAGACCTGTGCCTACCCCTGTCAAAAAATAACACTATGGCAAAACCTTCACCAAGAGAACAGTTCATAAGCAACAAAATTAAGACGATTGAAAACGAGGGTATTCGTGGCAAGAAAGTACCTATCAAACAAGCTGTAGCAGTCGCGTACTCCTACGCTCGGAAAAAGAAGTAGGGGCATGGCGTGGGATGCTGCCAAGAAAGCACCCAATTAACAGGTAACAAGACCAAGCGGCCTCTTCAGTCGTAAGACCAAGTTGAGAGCAAGGTGCAGTCTAAAAACCAATGGACACAGATTCAATAGCAGCAGCTCCCAGTGTAGATAACGGCAACATGCCGATTGATACACCAAGCGAGCCGACGCCAGTCGCTCCGACTGATGGCACGGAGCCAGTAGCCCCTACTGAGCCAACTGAAGACCTATATGAGCTTCCAGACGGCAGGAAGGTGGATGCGGAGACATTAAGCAAGGAGTGGAAAGAAAACTTTTACCCTGATTATACCCGCAAGTCGCAGGCTCTCGCAGCTAGAGATGCGGCACCAGCAGCAAAGATTACTACAGAAACCCCTAAGGATAGTCCGTACGCTGACCCCAACTTTGTACCGTCTTCGTATGAAGAATTGATACAGGCGGCAGAAGATAGAGCACTCGCTCGTATAGATGCAAGAGATAGAGAAGCTACTGAACGTAGACAGGCGATAGAGACAACAGTGAGCACTCAGCTTACAGAACTCAAAGCGTCCGACCCTACTCTCAATGAAAATCTGCTCTTCCAACATGCGAATAAGTATGGTTTTAGAGACCTGAAGCTCGCCCATCAGAATATGAAGGATATGAGCGCCCAAGCTAAACAAGTTCAACAGGTAACTGCCAAGAACATAGCGAAGCGTGCAGACCCCGTAAGTATTCAGCCAGGTGCAACGGGCACACAGTCTAATCCGTCTAACTTCTCAAGCGCTAAAGAATACCTCAGGAGTCTTAACGGTTAATTAAAATGATTTTCAACACAGCGGTTACTACCACCACCCGCGAGTTCATTCTCAAGAAGGTTTACGACCAGGTCACTACTGGTACGCCAGGACTTATGACCTTCCTTCAAAAGCCAATGGATGAGTGGACTACAGGTACATCGTTCAAGTTTGCTATTAAGTATCAAGACACCACAAACGGCGGCAACATGGGCATCGCTGACCGCCTTGATACTGACCGTCAGAACGTGCGTGTGCAGGCGAACTTCAACTTGAAGGCCGCTAACAAGCCAATCGTCGTGGCAATCGCAGAAACCACGGCTAACATGGGCGACGAGCAGATTGTTGACCTCCTTGATACCGAGTTCGATTCTCAAGCTCAGTCTCTCATGACGCTTATGGCTCAGAACCTCTACACCGGCAACGGTAGTGGAAATGACTGGGACTCACTAGCAAACGCAGCATCGGACAGCACTCTCTTTGCAACGTATGGTAGCCTCTCACGCGCTACTTACACTGCATGGCAGGGTTACTATCTCGCCTCAACTGGAGCTCTTACTCTTGCCAAGCTCGCTACTGCGGATGACGCAGTGACGATTGGTGTCGATAGTCCAGACCTCGCCCTCACTACTAAGGCAATCTGGTCTACCTATGAGTCTCTCCTTACACCATCTGTTCGTGCTAACTTCTCGACATCAGGGTACCCACGTATGAACGCATGGGGTGGTGTACCTACCAGCCCTGGTCTCGGTGGTCAACAAGGCTTCGTGTACCTCACCTTCCGTGGTACTCCGATTGCTAAGGATGAGCAGGTACCATCAGGTAAGTTCTTCCTCGTGAACACTAAGGGCTTCGGCTTTGTTGGATTCAACTACGAAGACCCTAACATCATGACGGCAAACTTCCGTCAGACTACTGACGCTGTACCAGCAGGCGTACCAGGCAACGTGAAGTCAACTCGTGGCTTCCAATTCCGTCGCATGATGGCACCAGTAGACCAGCTTACCAATGTCGGCTACCTCATCTACGCAGGTAACTTCGTAGCTACCGAGTGCCGCCTTCAGGGTACGCTCGCAGGCGTCTCTTAACCAATATGGAAGAGAAAGCGCATGTAGTAGAAGAGGTTGTCAAGTACTCAGATGGTACAGAGACCGTTATTAGCTATCGCGGCGTTGTCGAGGATGGCGAAGTAATACTCGATACTCCTGAGACTGACGTGCCTGTAGAGGAAAAACCGCTCGTTGTAGAGCCTGCTCCTGAGACACTCGTAGAAGTGGAGACACCAACCGAGCCTGAGGAGGAGGAATCAGAACAAGCATAATTATTCGCCGTCTACCCCGAGCATTAAAAGACTGCGGGAGAGGGAACAACTAAAAAAGAATATGTCAACTTACAACGGCAATTTGATGGAGGACTATCTCCCGAACGTAAAGTACGGGCCTGGTATCCGCACTAACCTTGATGTCTCGGTTGGTGATGGAGCAACGGTTACTCTCCCATCAACAACAACTATCGGCGGTTCTTCTGTCGTCGCTCTTGGTAACATTACCTCTAGCTCAACGACAGCTACCGCGTTCTCAGTCACAAACACTGGTATCTTCACTGGTGCAAGTGTTGTGGCTATAGTCGCAAACAGCGCAACGACTGGTACGGTCTCACTTATTACCGCGAACGGCCTTACATCTGGTCATGGAGAGGTAATAAGCTCAACAGGTACTATCGTTACGACTGGCGACCTCTTGTCAGTAACAGGCAACTCAGCAACTACTACGACAGGCCTTGTCCGCATTAGCGGTACGGGTCTTACCGATGGTTTCGCGGTTGCTATTACTTCTGGAGGAGCGAATCAGACCTCTAGTGGCGGTGGCATTAACCTTTCAATGGGTGCTGCCACGGTCGGTACTGGTATCGCGGTTGCAACAACTGGTGTGTACACGGGGACGACGGGTCTGCTCTCTTTGACTGCAAACTCAGCAACTACGGGTACAGTCGCTACTGTAACGGCAAACGGTCTCACGACAGGTGCCGCTCTCATCGTAGCCACCAGCTCGGCAAGCACCTCTGCACGTTCGTTGGTGCAAATCACGAACTCCGGTACAGCTTCTATAGGTGTTGTACCGCTCGCAATCACGAACAACGCTGTGACTGGCACAGG